TTTTGATCTTGGCGAGAACACGAGCTGCGCCAGTGCCTGTGATTTTCCCGCAGCGGACGGCACGCCACTCTGGGGTGCGCTGTTCGCAATCGACGATGGTGGGAACGAAGGTCGCGCTCATTGGAGTTCACGCATTCTCGCGTCTTTGGCGTCGATGTAGGCTTTCTGCGCGTGGTTGTCGTTGGCTTTGCTGGCTTCCGCGTAGGCGTATTTGAAAATCTTCCGGCACTGCTCACGGTTCGAAGCGCGTTTGATTTCGCCGAGCATTTCGTCAACGCGAGTGCGTGACAAGGATTTCCCGTTTGAGGTCGCAGCGGACTTGTTGCCGACAGACCGATGGGTTGTAGCGGTTTCTGTGTCCATCTCTTCCGCTGGTGTCGGTGAATACCCGGCGAGAACTACGACCCATGCCAGGACGTTGCGGAGTGCTTTTGCGCAAGCTCTGGTCTGAGCCATCGACTTCAATTGATAGAGCGGTTTGTTCGACCATTTCGATTCGTCATCCAGGCACATAGCGCTGGCCGAGCTGATGACCTGGCCAGTGCTCACCAGGATGGCTTCTGCGGACGCTTCAAAGCCCTGCGTCCGCCCAAATTCGACGTAAGTGGCAGTGCGTGCGGCGACGGTGACTCCGTAAAAGCGTCCAAGCGTTTGCCAGTCCTCAAACTGCAAGAAAGTTTTATTGTTGATGACCAGTTTGTTAGGACGAGAATCAATGACATCGGCCAGAGCTTTCGCGGCTTTGGTTGCTTCCGCAAGCACGATTTCCGGTGTGCGTTGAATTGCCAGAGCTACCGGAGCTGGTGCGACAAGTTCGACAGCTTCCACAGTTGCGGTAGCCATTACTTCACCTCCGCTTTGGTTGGGAAATATTTCGTGTAGACCGAGTCAACCAGGTCAAAAAGCGGTTGGATTTTGCGGTCGATGATGGTTGCGAAGTTCTGTGGAAAATCTGTGCGGTCGGGTACTGATAGAGTGGTGTGAGCCACATGCCCTCCTATGTAGGGTGTGAGGTTAGGCCCGTTTTGAGTGTTGCTGCACTCTGGCGGGCCGACTAGCTTTAACAGTATCTATTGTTTCAGCTAGCTAGCTAGCTGTCAAGGACATTTTGCGCCAGTTTTTAAGAGGGTTTCCCGACTCTTTTTCATCAATTTACAAGCTAGCCAGCAAGGTGTTACTTTTGGGTATGGATCATCGGGAACTGGCTCGGTTGGGAGGGTTGGCACGCGCTAACTCTATGACTCCAGAGGAGCGTCACAAACTCGCCAAAAAAGCTGCTAAAGCTGCTGCAATCAATCGAACAAAGAAAGCTCGTCGAAACAAATCCAAAGTACCGAGACAGTAATCAGCCCTTCGTGTCTAGCTTTTGCCCAGCTTGCCAGCTAGATTGACGGGCAGAGGTGCGTCGTGAGAAAGCTACTGGTTTTACTATTGTTAGTTTTGGGGACTGGAATTGCTTCTGCTCAAAAGATCTATGTTGATTCCACAATCGAAAGTGATGACCTAATTGGGAGTCGATTCGCTTTTGCGTTTAAGGAGCAACTGAGAAAATCAGCGAGTTATGTTTTAGTTGACGGCTCATATGGTGACGGTCTAACCCTCAGCATGGTGAGTACTTCAACTTCGGAGAAGCATGCTTCCGCGCTTTCCATTGTGCTCACTGTGCGCTCTGGAAAGAGCGGCGATCTTCTTCTCAATCACTGGGTCATGGTGGTTGGAAATAGTCGTGTTGATGAGATGGCGAATACGCTATTAGCGAAAGTGGATGAGTCAGCGGGAGCGTTGAGACAAGCGCTGAATGAGACGAAAGCCAAACCTGTGGTGACATCGCAATAATGCATCGTCTAATCTGGTTGCTATCGTTGTTGGGAGCGATTTGCGCCGCCCAACCCATTCACCGCTCACACAAAGTCCTTCACGACTTCCAGCAACTTCACCCATGTCCCTCAACTGGAAAAAGAACAGGTCCATGCCCTGGCTACGTGAAAGACCACATCGTTCCTCTCTGCGCTGGCGGACCGGATTCCGTTTCCAATTTGCAGTGGCAAAGGCTTGATGAATCGAAACTTAAAGACAAACAGGAGCGAAAACTCTGCCGCACAACCCTGCGGAAGTGAATTCCCCCTCAGTTGTTCTCACCCGTTCGTAACTTGCAATTCCCTGCCCTGAGACTTCAGACTGCACAGCGTAATCCCTGCCTAAGCTGTTCTAGCGTCGCGCACACGCTAAAGTGCTGCCTATCGCGTCATCCCATGAGAATTCCTGTGTTCGCACGGCGGGCCGATCCGTCCGTGGATAAGCCCATACTTCACAAATCTTTGTCCTACATCGAGCAGCAAATTGCACTCGGTTGGGCGGACTGGATTGATCCGAAAGACTTTCGCAAAGGGATCATCTGCCGCGAGCTGTTGAACTTCGGCGGAAGACCAAAGCCGCAGCCGATCACGATCGGAAATGTATTGCCAACGATCGAGCCTGGCGGGACGAAGTTCAGGGACCCGGTGACGAACAGAACGACCAGAGCAATGCGCGCCGGATTACGTCTTCGTGCACGTTTCTGGGCCAAGGCCTCGGCGATCGCATGAAGACCGGAGAACAGTTTGAATGCCGGAACTGCCATCACGTTGGGGATCTTGATCTTCATGGCGGTTGCGAATGTTGTAGTTCGCAGGCCGTCGTCTCGCTCGAAGTAATCAGCCTGGTTACAGCAAGCGCAATGACCGGGACCAACGATCCAAATTTCACTTTCAGAAAAGCCTACGCAGTCGCATGAGCGCAGCTTTAGCCAATCCGATTCACGAAGACAGAAGTCTTCGCACGAAATCTCTCTGTCAGAGTTGTGGCGGGGAGCACAAAGCTGGCTTGCAGCTTTGGGATTGCGTGGAGTGTGGCGCGGTCCGCGTGTGGGGATGGATGCACCCGGAAGACAAGATGGCGCGGCCGCTTTTGAATTGCGAAGGCTGTGAGGAAGCAACGCGGCATGTGTTTCTAGGTATCGCCGGGGTGACAGTTTGAAGATCGCTCTCTACGCCCGCGTCTCGAAAGTCGGCGCGACAGTCAAGCAAGATCCCGAAGTCCAGCTCGGCGAGATGCGGAGCTGGGCGGAAAAGCAGGGCCATAAAGTTACCGCCGAATACGTAGACCGTGGAGTTTCAGGCGCAAAAGCATCACGTCCCAATCTTAATCGGCTGATGAAAGATGCAAAGCAGGGGTTGAGGGACATAGAAGCGGTGGTCGTCTGGCGGCTCGATCGCTTTGGCCGCTCACTGCAACACCTGCAAAACGCGATCGCAATTTTGCGCGATGCGAAAATCTGTTTCATCAGCATCAAAGAAGGCTTTGACCTATCGACCCCGATGGGCAAGGCCTTCTTTGGCATGTTGGGCGTTTTTGCTGAATTCGAACGCGATGTGATTGCCGAGCGGATTCGCGCCGGGTTGAAAGCTGCTCGGGCGAAAGGCCGTCGTCCAGGGCGCAAAATAGACCCGAAACTAGGTCCCAGCCGCACCACTCTCTGGAGACAGCAAAAATCAGCCTAAAAACGCGTGTTTCATATCACCTGAGATGAAACATCAACAACTTACAGCCAGTTTTTTGCTCGAAGCCGCGCAAATGCGCCGGCGAAATCAAAATTAATCAAGTTTTTTCAAACAAATTGCTGAGAATAAACGAGTTTTTTCAAGTTGATTTTCGCGTGATCTTAGGCCGCAGCGCTTGTAACTCGTTGATTATTCGTCGCCAGCCGCTACAAAGCGCTTGAAAAGGGTTTGAATTCTTTGAAAAAGTTTGATTCAAATGAGAGTTTTCAAACCTGAGTCCCGCACCGAAAAAGAAACGCGGCGGCGCACGTAAAGGCTCTGGTCGAAAACCGCGTGAGAGCGTTGCCGCAGCACCGCCAGAACAGATCGATGCACGCGGAGTACGAGGCCACTTACGAGCTGGCGAGCTGATAGCAGCGCTTAATTCCCTGCCGGAAAAAGAAGGCGATTCGATCGAGATAGCCGGCTGGCGAAGATTCTGGGACTCAACCAACACCGCGATCGCGTTTGACTGTCGGCGTTACCTCTACGACAAAGCCGACGGCAAAGCCCATCAGACGATTAATCACGTGCACGACAAACCTCTTGAGATGAACGTGAACGTGTCGATGGCAGAAATAATCCGCGAAGTTCGTCACAGAAAACAGGAATATGAGCGCAGTCGCAATTAACCCGCTGGCTGAAATCCAGAAAGAGTTGGCCGAGTTCAACTACGACCCGCTTGGGTTTGTGCTCTGCAACTATGCGTGGGGCAAGGGCGAGTTGTATGGAGAAACAGGACCACGCAAGCACCAGGTAAAACTACTCACCGAGATCCGCGATCACCTGCAAAATCCAGAAACGCGCTACAAACCATTTCGAAAAGCTATCAGCTCGGGTCACGGCATCGGAAAATCCGCCGAGATCGCCTGGATCATTCACTGGGGATTGTCCACCTTTGAAGATTGCAAAGTGATCATCATGGCTGGGACCGGCGACCAGCTCAAAACCAAAACTCAGCCGGAAGTTGCGAAGTGGATACGCCTCGGAGCGAACGCCGAACTTTTTGAAGTCAACGTGACTTCGATCAAGGTGAATGAGGCCGGCCACGAAACCACCTGGCGCGGCGACTTCAACACCTGGTCGGAAGAAAATCCGCAGGCTTCCGCCGGCGCCCACAACAAAGGCAAGCGCCTGATCATCATTTACGACGAAGCCTCTGGCATCCCCGACATCATTTGGAAGACACAGGAAGGCGCGATGTCCGATGCCGGCACAGAAATTATTTGGCTCGCTGCCAGTCAATGCACACGATCGGAAGGATATTTCTACGACGCGGTTTTCGGCAGCCAGAAGCATCGCTGGCATCCGGAAGTGATTGACTCACGCACGGTCGAAGGCACGAACGTCGAAGAAATCAACGAAGACATCGCGCTCTACGGCGAAGAATCCGATCACGTGCGTGTGCGCTGGTTGGGGCTTTATCCTCTCGCCGGCGAAGGCAAGTTTATTCCTCTCGATTTGGTACGAGCTGCGCAGTCGCGGCCTACTCCTTTTGCGGATGAGCCGCTGATTGCCGGCGTCGATCTTTCATGGGGCGGATCGGATGACACAGTCATTCGCTTTCGTCGCGGCCTCGACGCGCGTTCGATCGCACCGATCAAGATTCGCGGCAAATTCACTGGCAACCCAGCAGTAGTGCGTGAACGCCTGGCCGACATTCTGCGCAACAAATACAACGGCCAGCCTATTCAGATGATGTTTCTCGATAACTCTGGCGTTGGTGGAAATGCCGGCGCAATTCTCGCA